CATATACGAGAGGAAAGAATTAAAAAAATGCATCAATATAGATAATAAACAAAAATCAAAGAGATAGAATTATTAAATTATTAAATTATTAAATTATTAAATTATTAAATTATTAAATTATTAAATTATTAAATTATTAAATTATTAAGTGTATGTGGCATGATGAAAAATTAAATAATATATAATACCCTCATGCTGTTATTGATAAAACAGCATGAGAATATATATTTCAACGTAGCATGGCTAATGTTCTGGAAATTCTTATTATATCCTTCTCAATATCATCTAAAACAGGAGTTGAGTTTCTGCTTCGCTCTGCAATTTCTTGCAAAATATATCTATTTAAATGGTTGTTAACATTTTTAGGGTCAAGGTTTTCTGGTGTGGGAACAACACAGCACTGCCAATAAAAAATCTCATCTTCAAAATGATTTAGCCATTTAGAATGATATTTTTCTTTCGATTTTTTCTTGTTAAGGACATAAATGCTAGCCGCAGCTACCACATCCGCAATTTGTATACCATGCGTGACTTTAGAATCAGAAAGAATCATTGGCTCAGATAGCTTAAATGTGATCGGGATTTTTTTATCATGAAAAGTCTCGAACACAATCTCATCATTGCCTATCATCTCATTGAATGAGTCCTGATGAGTAATTAATGGTTTTGAGCTGTCGCATATAGCTCTCAATGTACCAAACTTACTACTCATATCGCACAGGAGATTATAAAGAGAAGTCGTTGTCAAATCTAATAACCACTTATCAATCCCAGTACCCTCAAGGCCTTCATATTCTTCTTCAATTATAGAGATGTTATTCTTGGCGAAATCATGAATGTCCATCATAATTTCAGAATTTTTAGAACCAACAACTGGTTCGATAAAACTATTAACCAATATTTTACCTCGTGAAAAATCTTCAAATCGCGAATGTAATAGTTCTGAATATTCATCCTTAGCTATTAAAGAAAAATACATTATATTTGAGATGAATAGGTGAAATTTAAGGTTGTAAAAAATTGAGCTTTTAGCTGCTAATACTGGCTCAAAAATATATTCGAAGAATTTTCCTGAGAGGGCATATTTTTTTTCGTTTACAACCACACGCATACGACCACGGAAATGATTAAGTATTTCATCTACGGCTGGTTGAAATCTCTTGCTATTTACGAGAGTGCTACCTTTTAGCTCTTCGGCTGCGATCGAGTACTTGTTTATTATATAATCAACAAACTGTTTACTTTCCTCATCATCAGTCACGACTGCTGCGTAACTAAAAAAAGGCTGATCTTTTGAAAGTAAGTTATTACCAGTGAATCCTGATTCATCGAAATATACATTCTTTACCAATTTGGTCATTCCTTTATGAGCTACAATGTGCATGTGCTATTAATATAACATTGTAATAATGCTAATGTAAAATAGAATGTAAGTATTTTTAAGCAAGCTAATTAAGTTAAATTACTAATTAAGGTACTCCGGCAGCCCAGCTTAGAACGCGAGTTTTCGGCACCGGATTCTTTAAGTTATGTGTGAAGTTTAGATAGCTTCCCGCACCGCACTTAGCAAAGTACAACACCTATTTCATTTAACGCACAATCGCAATGACGGTTTGTCGGACATTCGCATAATTTGAATACTGCATGAGATCCTTTAAGGGTATCGGTTACATACTTGTCCATTTCTTCAACTACAGATGATGAGCAATATAAATGAAAACCAACACAGAAAGAATTTCGCATCGGATACTTACATTCTTGTATAGAGTTGAGTTTCAAATGGTCTGCTTGCAATCCTCTTTTTAAGGCAGATGAACGCTTAGTACATTTCAGCTCAATAAAGATATAGTCTTCAAAAAGGGTATCTTTTTCTCTCATTATTATATCGATTTTTGAGAGCTTGCTTGCAGGGAAATTATTAGGGTCAAGAAAAGCTGTAACTTCACGTTTAACTTCATATTTTCTTTTTTTGTTAAGGAAGTGCTCAAATTCAATTTGTAGCCATTTTTCCCAATCATTAGTTTCATTACTGACGAAGGAATACAGACGCCTCTTTATATCTTCATTCTTTAGGAAGCTATTCAGTAACTTTACCAGCAAAGAAAAATCATTGTTGCGGTCTGACATAGTGATCTCAATAAATAAAAATAAAAATAAAAAGGATAAAAAGGATGAAGATATCTATTAGGACATTAGCGAAACAATACGGTTACGATGAATCTACAGTACGTACTTGGATTGAGAAAGGTATGCCTACAGATACCGAACAAAACTCAAGAGTATGGATTGTTGAACATGTATTGAAGCCATTGAGAGATACTAATACAAAAGAACAAATCGAACAAGAAAGATTGAAGAAACTATCAGCCGAACGCCAACTGGCAGAACTTGAATTAGCTGAAAAGAACGGTGAAGTACTGCAAACCTCATACGTAGAGCAAGTACTGACAGAATATCTGTTTCAAGTTAAAACCGCAATGCGTGCGATACCATCCAAAACATACCTAGAGTTATTTGCACAGAATGATGCAAAAGATCTACGAGACATATTAAAAGAAAATATTGATAAGACTTTACTCCAGCTTGGAAGCATGGAATTTGAGTTACCCACGGATGAAGAACTAAATGGACAACAAGAAGAAACTAACGAGGTTATTGAAGAAAGTACTACCGACATTACAACCACCGAAGATACAGAAAACCAGCGAATGGATCAGTAACGGTGTAGTGAAATTTGTTGATGGGCCGAATATGGGGCTTGATTGGCTTCCATTTAGTTTTCAAAAAGAACCGATGGATATAGCTCAGGATAGAAGTACTAAAAAGATAGTACTTCAATCATGCAGCCAGCTTTTAAAAACGACAGTACTACAATCAATTGCATTTAATCTAATGGCTAATGATCCCTGTAACTTTGCTTTTGGTAGTAGTTCGGAATCTGAAGTGAAGAAGTTCAAAGATGGTAAGTTTTTACCAGCTATTGAAACCAGTTCAGTACTGAAGCCATTAGTAACAGATAAGAATGATAAAAACGCCGCCAATAACTCGAAACAAACACAGATGATCAACGGCACGTTTATCTATTGGCTAAACCTTAATACACCAGGAAACCTACGCGGTATTACAACACGTGTTGTTCTGTTGGATGAAGTCAGTACCTGTGAGATTACTGATGAAGGAAATCCAATTAAACTGGCTGAAGCACGTACCAGTACTTTCGGCAGTGATTCACTAGTCGTTGTATCTTCTACGCCATTGTATAAAGACGACTTAATCAATGCTGAATATAACCTTTCAGATAAGCGACGGTACTATGTTACTCATACATGCGGTCATGAATATACTTTCGAATGGGAACAAGTAGCATTTGAATTTAAAACATTAGAAAACGGACGAGCGATACCTGACAGTACTACTACCCGTTTAATTTGTCCTCATTGTAATGAAGAGATTGATGAACATACACGCCACCAAATGATCGACGGCGGTCGATGGATTGCTACTAATAAAGATGGTGAACCGGGTGTAGTAGGGTATCAAATCAGCCGTATGTATTCCCCACTTAATACAATTACTGAAATGGTTTCAAAGTTTGCTGATGCTCTTTATAACTTCAATCTACAAACATTTTATAATAATGAACTTGGATTACCATTTGAAGATGAATATCAGAAAGAACTAGATATACTTCAATTGGAATCATTACGTGAAGATGAATTTAACCTACATAAAATACATGAAAGTACTTTAGGCATAACAATATCTGTAGACCAGCAATTAGACCGCTTAGAAGCAACTGTATTAGGTTTTGATGAGAAGAACATTTATGTGCTCGGTCATGAATTTTTCTATGCCCACGATTGTACAAAGATTGAGGCCACAGCATGGAAGGATTTAGACCAGTTCTGTAGGCAAGATTTCCGTACTGTACAAGGTCGCATAGTACCGACACTTGCCGTATTCGTGGACAGTTCGAACGGTAACGCCACCGATACAGTTAAGAAGTTCACCGCTCGTTGGGCTAAGTACCATCCTATCAAGGGTTCAAGTAGCACGACTGGTGATCTCTTCAAGACGAGTACACAGGCTGGCTACCAGCTACAGATCCTAAACGTACATGACCAGAAGAATACGATACGTAAACTTTTAAACCTAATGCTCAGTACAGAAGCGGAGAACGCACCAGTTAAATTACGCTTTAGCAGTACTTTACCGTCCGATTACTTTGAACAACTTTCAGCAGAAGAATTAAAACCAGCAGGGGGGAAATTAGTATGGCGATTAAAGAAAGGTCAAAAGCGTAATGAGGCTTTAGATTGCCTTGTCTATGGAATGATAGCGATTGTATATGCACAAAGTAAATTAGGTACTCAACCATTCAGGAAGCTACGTGAACATAAAGTACAGGGAAGTACTAAATATAATATAAATAAAGTAGAAGAACCAATAACCAAACCAGAGAAAAAACAGACGCGTAGACGTACTGGTATGGGTTCTAATTGGTTCGGCAAATGATAAGGAAATCAAATGGCACTACTACCAGACAAGATCTATTTGGTATCAAATCCAATGGATCTAACGGTAAAAGTACCCGCTGCTACGATTCTCGTTATTAGTTTTACTTCATCCGGTCAAAGTACATCATTAGATAATCTCAATGGCAGTACTTCAAAAGATTTTACGGTTACATTAGATATGAGTACAGCAAGTGAATTACTTTTCTGTACTCAAATATCTAACGGACAAGCCAGTACATTTACTTCTGAGGTCATTAATCCATTACTTTATACTTCTGAATACGCACAATTGAAACAGATGATCAGTGAAATTGATACGGTAATTGCTAATAAAATTGCAGGTGGTGCTAATTACTCAATCACAATCAATAATAAAACTCTTGTAAGTGAATCACTATCATCACTTGAATCCATGCGTGAACGCTATGTGAAGCGTGCAAACTCACTATTTGTGAAAATGAATGGCGGTACTTTATCCAGTGGCGGCAAACCAATCAAGAGTATTACGGTTTTCAAGCCTAAGCAAGGGAGTACACGCTAATGTTCTGGAATAAAAAAGAAGTCACACAAGAAGCTAAACCTAAGAAACAAAAACAAGAGCGTAGTACTAAACCATCGACACTTAAACGTGATATTCAGGCAGTACGCAACACATCGGTTATGAATTTTGGATTTAATGCTAATTCAGGAAGCAATATTAACTTTCTGATACTTAAAGCACTACCTACCATGCGAGCGTTTTCACGTGATGCAGTACTTAAAAACCCAATTGGGCGTAAGTATATGAACCTTTCCGTAGATGGGGTAGTAGGTTCTGATGGTGTTTATGTGAAACCTGCGGTAGAGATTGACGGCAGTGAAGATGAAATTAACCAAATTAATGAACAATTAGAGAAACTATTTGATCGTTGGGCTTATGATCCAGACCGCTTTAGCGTCGATGGTGCTTTAAGTTTCGAGCTATTCCAACAAAATGTTGAGAAGATTAGGGTACAAGATGGTGAATGCTTTATCAGAATTCATACAATTAACCGTCAAATAAAATTAGAAATCTTAGATACTGCTCGTTTACAACAATCCAATAACCAACATTTAGCCAATTGTAATTATATCAGTAATGGTATCGAATTTGACCAATGGCACAGACCAGTAAATTACTATTTCTGTAGATTTGATCCCGTTACGTACACATACAGTACTGGAGATTATGAAGTCATTCCGGCTAATGAAATATGCCACTACTTCATAGCAGACCAGCAAGGACAGGAACGCGGATTACCCGATTTAGTCGCTACAAGTAAGTTAATTGAAGATCTGAAGAACTTCACAGAGGCTGCATTAACAGCAAAACGTGTAAGTGCTTCCAGTATGGCATTCATTACTAATAATAACGACACTACCAGTACAGATCTGCTAGGTGCTGATGAGCGTGATGAAGTTACACCAGTATACACAGAGTACTTTGAAGCGGGCTTTATTGGTGAATTAGGTGAAGGGCAGGACATTAAAACTGTCACTCCGACGAATGGTGTAGATGGTATCGATCAGTTTACTAATGAACTCATGAATCAAATTAGCATGGGCTTAAACGTAACTAAACAGGCTCTATTATCTGACACATCTAATGCTTCATTCAGTGCTGCACGATTAACAGAAAAACTACAACAAACCACTTTCCGTACTCGAACCAATGTACTTATCAGTAAAGTACTCAAACCAATCTATATAGCTTGGTTAAAGAATGAAATGATTAATAACAGCAAATTGAATCTTAGTTTCTCAGACTTTGATGATCTCATTTGTGCTCGTTACATTTTACAAAAACCAATTAGTTTAGACCCTGTAAAGGATATACAGGCTGAGCTACTTCAATTGGAAGCAGGTATTAAATCTAAAACTCAGGTTATCGCCGAACTTGGTGGTGATCCAGTCAAGGTATTAGCAGAGGTACAGGCAGAAAAGGAAAAAGAAAACCCAAACAAGGAAGTTAACCAGGATGGAAATCAAAAACCAGAAGAGGGAACTAACGATACCCCTACAGGCGATTAATACAGAATCGCGAACTATCGATGTAGCGTTTTGCTCAGAAACACCAGTAGAGCGTGAAATCAATGGTGAAATCTATAATGAAATCCTTCTATGCGGTTCCGATAACGCAGACCTACGCCGTCTTAATCAAAATGGTGCAGTACTCTTTAATCATAATCGTGATGATCTCATTGGTGCTGTTGTATCTGCACATATGGACGCCGACCGTGTAGGACGTGCAACGCTACGTATTAGTACTACCGCTAATGATGAATGGGTAATGATTCAGGAAGGCGTACTAACACATATCAGTATTGGATATAACATTAATGATTACTACATTTCTGGAAATAATATCTACGTTTCCGATTATGAAATCTATGAAATTAGCTTAGTTACAGTACCAGCAGATGCTTCTGTAGGCGTAGGCCGTTCAATGGAATCCGATATTGAAATTGATTCACTAAATAAAGCAGGTGAAACAATTCAAAAGGATCAATTCATGGAAGAAAAAAATAACGATAGCGAAATTGAAACGACAGTAGACGCTACCGAACAGGAAGTTAAAGACGAAGTTGAAGAAGTAGCAGAACACGTAGATGAAGTTAAACGCGATCTAAGTGATGAAGAACTTTTAGATATTCTTTCTAAACGTCCTGACTTACTCAACAAAGTACAAGGTGAAGAACCGGAAATTATAAATAGTACTGATGATACTGAACGTGTACGCGAATTAGAAGCACTCGGTAAAGTACTTAATATTGATGTATCGGATGCCATTGGTAAAGGAATTACCGTGACCGATTTCAAACGTCAATTGAATGACATTAAAAACAATCCTAATCATGATAAGGAAATCAAATCGATGGATAAAAATCTATTAAAGGATATGCTACGTGCTATCAAAGCCGGTGATAAAACCTCTCTTGAAGGTTATGAGTTCGGTAAGAATGGTTATGTACGTGCTGTAGTACCTTCAACTAATACTACTACGGCTGCTGGTGTAGTCGCAGATGATCTACAAGACCAATATATTCCAGAGCTATTAAAGCTATCTGCTCTTGGTGAACTAAATACTACTGTTTATTCAGGCTTGGCTGGTCGTGGTAATCTTTCCATTCCTAAAGCTAATGGTGTAGCTCCGGTATTTAAATTCTACGGCGAAGCAGAAGCACAAGATGATTCTATTGCTAACTTCACTAAAGTTACCCTAACACCAAAAGCATTCGGTGGTGCTATTCCACTAAGTAAAACTGCAATTCTTACTGCTCCAAATATTGAAACATTCGTACAGTCTGAGTTAATGCGTTATGCGGCTCAGGGCTTGGAACAAAACGTAATGGATAAAATCGTTGCGGCTGCTCCAGTACTGAACGTTGCTACTGCGGGTTCTATCACTCTTGAAGATGTCCAAAAAGCTGTTGCTCAACTGGCACAAGCTAACGTGAATGTTCGAGCTGCGAAAGCCGTGATGAATGCCAAGACTCTTTCTACTTTACGTCAGATTGCCGTACTTGATAACACCGCCGCTAAAGCGATGGTTGAAGGCTATCGTAGTGAAGCTATGTGGTTAGCAGATGAAGTACAGGTAGTTGTTTCTGAATTCGTTGCAGATGGTGAGATCCTAATTGGTGATTTCAGTAATGTAATTATCGCAAATTGGGAAGGACAGGAAGTGGATTTTGACGATACTACTTATCGTTCAAGTAACACTATCGTTTACCGCGTATGGGATTACTCAGATATTGCACTTGCTCATTCTGAAGCATTCGTTAATATCGTTATTGGTGAGTAATAACTATGAGAGCATTTTCTAACGGTCAACAAGATACGTTTCTAAATGCTTTCGGTCAATTAATCCAAACTTCTACGGGAAGTACTTTTACTGGAATTGCAGAAGTACTTCCCGTTTCTATTGAAGCGGCAGGTGGATTTATCGAAAGTACAGAAACATACGTAACAATGAGAAAGGATGATTTAGTTAATGCTGATATAGCTATCGGTACAGTACTGATCATCGATGGTGTAAACCAAACAATTTATAATATTGAAGATGATCGGTCAGGTATGGTTAATTGCTACTTTCGTACTTCTGCTGGTGCTTCATTTGCAGAGGACTACTAATATGATGTTAGTACAGAAAGTACGCCAGACAATGAAACAGCTAATCAACGCAACTAAGAATCTAACAATATCACGTGATGCCGATGTATTTGAACAGATAGCATTTGATTACTCATTGTCTTCAATTTCTTTTGGAGGGCAGAGACAAGCAGGTAACTTTGCTATTCAGTACTTGATTAGTCCAAAACCAGAATCAGGCAACACTGCACCATCAATTACTTATGATCAGATTATCAGTACTTTTGATAATGAGAAAGCACGTGCTTTCAAGGATGCTGATTTAATCATTCTCTCTTACTCATATGAACAATCCGATATCGTAACAGACCCTATAACTGGCTCGGTTTCTTTATCATTCACGATAAATATTCAAGTTACGGAGAAAACAAGATAACGCTATAAGGATATAAAATGGCCGACATTTTTTCAGGTAAGGGATTAACTTTACAATATAATACGGACACTGGAAACCGTTCACCACAGGGCATAGGCAATGTTACTATTAATAATGTAACTGAATTTCCTGCTCTAACCATCCAGTCAGAAACAAATAATTTTGAAACCTATGATAATGAGTACAAGACAGTACTACTATCCGATAAATCAGTAGAACCATTTGATATTGTGGTTGCATACTTACCTGATGATCCTACGCACCAATTCTTAGATGAAATAGCTGAATCACAAACTGTATTTCAGGTCATTATTCAGTATCAATTAGATTTAGAAGAAAGTCAGATCACTTATGCCATCGTCAATGGTTACGTTACGGGTACTCAATTATCCGGGGATAAGGATCAGGTAGTTACTAAATCCTATTCATTTACACCTGCTGATGTAGTTGCCCGTGTAATGACAATGGCTGCACCTCTTCCTGTCTATCAGGGGGATTACGGCGTAGGTGCTAACACTACTGGTATAACAGCAAAGTACAATGCTCAGGCCATTGATATCAGTAACCAGAATGCACAGCAACAACTCACAATCTTCTCAGATACTGCACAAAACCTTAGTGGGGCGATGGTGGCCGCATTTGGGGAATCGTCTGGTGCAGCCGAAGCGGCATTCATGGTTTCACGTGGGATCACGATAGCTCAGACAGTACTAAGCATTCAATCCGCACTTGCACAGGCACTTGCTACGCCGTGGCCTCAAAACCTTGCGAACTATGCACAGGTAGCCTCTCTTGGATTGAGCATTATCAGTACTGCAAAAGGTGCTGATGCGGGGCAGTTCCACGGCGGCGTAGATGAATTACCATCTAGTTATGATAATAAATCATTCGTACTGAAAGCCGGTGAGCGTGTCGTACAGCCAGAAGCCAACAAGAAACTTACTAAATTCCTCGATACTCAGGACAAAGGCGGTAGTACTGCTGGTGACATCACCGTTAACGCTCCCTTAATCATTCAGGGTGACGTTGCAGGTGATGATAAGAAATTCAATGAAATGTTGAAGAAGCACGCCAACAGTGTGACACAGGCAGTAAGAAGCAGCCAGAGACGTAATTCTTAAGAAAGCCCTACATGGGCTTTCTGTTTGCAAGATATTCGCATTTCTTTTTATAGATCAATTTACGGGTTCTGATTGACTTAATCTTTCTAAGTAACTGACTAAAACTTAAAACTGTACTGGCAGAAATTAAAAACGTATAAAAGAATAGATTTGCTAATTTCCCCCCGTCGAAAGTAGAAATGTCTCTAAATATAAACACGCCAATGAAGATAGGTAACAAAAAACCGCCTATTAACAAGACAACCAGGCCAATATTAAACATTTCACTTTTAGATGTTTTTTTGACCTTCTGCAATGAGGGCAAGTAGCAGTCACGAAGTCCTTTGAAGTTATCTATATCCAGATCGAATTTTTCCAGAAATTTATAAAATTGTTCAATTTGAGTGAGATTCCTGGTTTTCAGATTTACTTTAAAGTTGAATTTAGCAACATCATGTTCAACCTTTTCTTTTAATGCTAATTCTTCATTGAAGAAATTTTTCTCACCAATGAATATCCCCCATATCTTATTAGCAATGATGGATGTACTTCCGCTTCTGTAGACTATATAAAGAGTTACTACTACAACAACTATAGGGAATGCAATAGCAGATAATATAGGCAATATGTGGTTTAAGAAGTCAATCATAATAAATACTCGAAACAAGGATTGTTGAGGTTACAATGGCATCTTTTTCAAATCAAATAAAAATAACAAACTTCCAGATTAAAAGTACTGAACCTGTCTATTCAAATCAGACATGGACAGGGCAACGTATCATGAGAAGTACAGGTATTCAATACTATGAGATTCAGTTTCAGTTAAGTTTCAATACTGCCAGTATTGGAGAGGTTCAAAACTTCCTTGCTCAGTACTCACAGGGTAAGCCCTTTACTTTTTCTCTTGGATTGTTGAGTACCTACAGAGGCACACAAACGGGATCGTTAACCAGTACTGCACTTGTTAACAAAGGCAATAGGGTAATCAACACCAGTACTAATTCTCTAGCGATAGGTGAATGGATTCAATTTACTAACCACAATAAAATATATCGCATTGTAGAACGTACCAGTACTTCTATTACTATTTTTCCTGTCTTACAAAATACAGTACAGGCAAGCGAGATTATTAAATATAACAATCTGATGATCGAAGCAGTACTGGACCCTGATAATGACTATACATTGCCAGTCGGTAACATAATGAATATGACATTTAAGGCAACGGAGAATATTACATAATGAATGATGCAGTTTTTACTAATGCCAATCTATTGAAGTACTGGAAGTTAGTTAAAGGTACGACGAAAACACGATTAACACTAATGGATGTAATGAGCTTGGGTGTACAGGTAACTTGTTTTGATGTACTTCCAAAAGGCACAAATGGTTTTCACTGGACAGACTCACTTATAGATATCAATTTAGATGGTTATCAATATATTAGTTTCCCCGATATTATCAGTGGTTCACTTCCTTCCTATTCAGAACAAAAGGGCATCACGAATGATGCTATCAACTTCAAAGTCAGTAATGTGAATCAATCAGTACGTGCACTTGCATTAGGTGGATTTCTTAAAGATGCTCAGATGAATATCAAATTAGTAATCTTGAATCCATATGACAGTACTGTAATCGATTCAATGCTTATGTTTTCAGGATTCATTGATTACGTACAGGCAGTAGCAGACCCAAATCAAAAAACTAACGAAATGACGATATACGTTAACAGTGTATATAAAAAGCTAGACCGACAGCCGACCTTAATTGCTGCTAACTCAGTATATCAATCTTACTACAAAGGTGATGAGTACTTTAGTCTGTTAGGGCAAGTTAATCAAAATCAAAACTGGAAGTACAAATAATGAAAAATCTACACAATGAAATTATGAATGTCATTCAGTACGCCATTGATAACCCGTATCAATTCGGAGATAACGATTGCAATATTATTGTATTACGTATTATCGATTTAATTAATGGTACTACGCAATTAGCAAATCGTGAATATACAAGCGTACAGGAAGGTATAGCAGGTCTAAAGGCTGAAGGATGGAATCATACAGGGGAGATAGTTGAACAGTACTGTAACCCCGTACAGGTCGTTATAGACGGTGATATATGGCTAGATCCTGATAACCCTTTAATTATGGCAGTGGTTGTATCAGGTCGGGTACTTGGAGTGAATGAAAGCCATGATGGCTTTGAACTTCATCCAAAACCAACGAATGGAACATTTTATAGAGTAAGGAAACACAATGGGTAAGAGTTTAGGGGGCTTCTTTGGAGCTATCATAACTGCGGTAATTGTCGCGGCAGCCGTGTACTTTACTGGCGGTACAGCATTAGCCGCGATTGGCTGGGGGGCTGCTGCGGGAGCTGCTTCACTGGTGGCTACATCAATGTTGGGGCAAATCGGCGTAAGCGGTTATGGGGATGTGTCGGACTCATTAAGCCGAAGTACTTCCCCAACTACGGGATTACCTGTTATCTATGGCGGTGAGTTGCCACATAAAAACGGGGTATCAGGCGGTTCATACGTACTGACAGGTTCAATTGTGTCATGGTACAACGTACCGAATAGTGATTCTCAATATCTCTTTTCAGAACAGGCTGTAGCATATGCGGGTACTGAAAAGAATATTCTACAGATCTATATCGATAACGAACCAGTTTTAGCCGTACCGATTACACAAGATGGCATAGTACCGAAAGCCAGTATTGCGGAAAAGTATCAGGAATTTCTACAACTAGAAGTACGCTTTGGTGGTGATTATACCAGTACTAAAACGTTAGCTACTGGATATGCAGGGCCAAAATGGACTAATAAATTTCTTGGTAAAGGCATTGTTAGTATCAGTACGGTTATCAAGAAAACACAGAAATCATTAGAAAATAACATTCTCGTTAATGATCAGTTTGCTTTGACCGTTGAAATGAAAGGGCAACGTATTTTTGATTTAGTGGATGGCAGTATTAAAGCAAGTAGTAATCCACCGTCAATTATCTATGATTACTTAACAAATACGACGTATGGGATGGGTATTGATCCCGCATTAATTAATCTTGATATCTTCAAAGAAACGGCAGCCTATTGTGATGCTTTCGAGTACTACGCCAATGGTGCTATCAGTTACCAATCAAGCTATAAAGAAAACATAGAAAATATCTGTCAATCATTTGGCGGTATTATGTATGTTCACGCCGGACAGATTTGTATTACGACAGACCGTAAAACAGTTTCAGTAGCGTCATTTAATGAATCTAATATGGTTGGTGCTGTACAGATTTCAACCAGTGGCGGTACTGACTACTTCAATGTGGTTGACTGCAAATTCACTAACCCTGAATCAATGTACACCACGGATGTAGTACGCATACCTTCAGATATAACCGTTGATGAAGCCGTTCGGCAAGACGGGCAGGTAATCGCACTTAGTCGTGATTACAGTTGGTCATATGATCCTGATGTCATCGCTAAGATGGCAAACGTTGATGTACTCAAGGCAAAGTATGCTTTACGTACTATCAGCTTTACCACATCCGAAGGATGGGATCTCAAGGTATGGGATGCTATCAATGTCAGTAATGCCGAATTGAATATCTCAGGTAAATTTAAAGTACTGAACAAGGACATTGCCACCGATCAAGAGAACGTAGGCTATGTAACGCTAACCTGCGTGGAAGCCCCTGACCAGATGTATGACGGTGTAGATCCGGGCGTATGGTCGCCGGGTGGTGTGATTAACTTCCCTGAACTTACTGTGAAGGCTCCAACGAATCTACAGGCAGTACGCAAGGGCAACACTACCAGCGGTTCTATCATTGATTTGACCTGGACGGTTTCAGAAGATCCGTACCTACGGGGCTATTATGTTTACTACAAACTTCACAGTACCAGTACATGGACATATGCGGGGCAAACGGGCGTACAGAAAACCACTTATGAACTGTTTGGATTGTCTGACACTGCAAGCTATGACTTTGGGGTAGAGGCGTATAACAATCTTGGTTTGGTATCGCAGCGTGTAACCCTTAACGGAATAGTACCGACTTATAACTTTGCTTTACCTTCCGTAACTGGCGTAGTACTGGCAAATCGTACTGAATCAGCGTTAATCACCGATGCACCTGATTTTAATATTGCATGGGATTCACAGAAGAACTTAATCGTTAATGGTCGCTCGTATTCTGATTACTTCAAGTACTACATCATTAAAATCTATAACGGTACAACCCTTGTAGATACTTTCTATACGCAAAGCAATAGTTTCAATTTCGCTCTTGCGATGAATCGTTTAAAAGTACGTAAACCAACTATTGGTATTATCGCACAGGGATTTAATGATGGAACGTATTCACAGGAAGTGAAAATTACAGTAGAAAACAAACAATGTGGATTAGTACAAGGCGTATCATTCACTGGTGGTTTTGGTAATTTATTTGCTTCATGGACACAATCAACTGAACGTGATTATGCTGGTGCTGTTATCAGTATTGTTAACGGGAATACCAGCCGATTGTTTACCAGTTATGCACCTGAATTCGACTCAGTACCAAACATCGTTGATGGTGAATATAAGGTTAAGATGGGATTCTTTGACGTATTCGGCACGGACAATATGATCCTACCCACGTAATATGGACACAGGCCTAAGCGAGGTTCTGGTTTTCAAATTGTTCCGGACTGAGGCCGCCACACCAACTGTGCCGCCGCCACCGATTGTAATCACATTCGATATAATTAAACACCGTTGCCCGCATTATTTCCCGGCTGATAAAGTGTTCTCCATGGATACATTCCACTTTCAGCGAATGAAAGAAGCTTTCCACGCAGGCATTATCGTAGCAGCAACCTTTTGCGCTCATACTTCCACGCAGATTATGCCGCTTCAGTTGCGCCTGATAATCTGCTGAACAGT